GGCGATAAGGCCGGTCTCTGGACAGATCGTGCAACTGGTCAGGGTGGAGACATCTTCGACCTGATTTCCGGCCACTTGGCGCTCAATGTCCATTCCGACTTTGCCAAGGTGCTGAACTTTGCAGCGCAAATGGTAGGCAAGGCACCACCAGAGGCGACGCGCAAACGCAAGGCTGAGCCCGCCATTGATGAACTGGGCCCAGCAACGGCCAAATGGGAGTATCACGACGGCGAAGGCAAGTTGATCGCAATCGTGTACCGCTATGACCCACCCGGGCAGAAGAAGGAATTCCGGCCATGGGATGTCAAACGCAAGAAGGCTACACCGCCTGATCCACGGCCACTGTACAACCAGCCGGGCATGCTCAAGTCAGATCGGGTGGTTGTGGTCGAGGGGGAAAAGTGTGCCAAAGCCCTGATCGATGCGGGCATCTGCGCCACCACCGCCATGCATGGTGCCAATGCGCCGGTGGACAAAACCGACTGGTCACCGTTGGCGGGCAAAACAGTGCTGATCTGGCCCGACAAGGACAAGCCCGGCTGGACGTATGCAGAAAACGCAGCACAGGCCATTCTTGCAGCCAAGGCCACCAGTTGCGTCATCCTGTACCCGCCCGAAGGCAAACCCGATGGTTGGGACTGCGCCGACGCGTTGACCGAGGGCGTAGATGTTCACGACATCGTGGCCAACAGCCCTTACATGACCATTCATCTGCCTGACATTGGAACGGCAAAAGCTGCCCAAACAGCGCCGAGTACGAACAGTGATGAGGAGCATACGGTTTGGGGTACCGAAGATGCGCTGGCAGTGAGTTTCACGAGCCGCTACAAAAATGACTGGCGATACGTTGCGGCGTGGGGCAAATGGCTGATGTGGGATGGCCAGCGCTGGCGCAGCGAGGACACTCTGGCCGCATCCGATCTGGTGCGCCACGTCTGTCGTTTCGCATCGCTCAAGTCTGACAACCCCAAACTTGCGGCGAAACTGGCAGCTTCGGGCACCATCAGCGGTGTCGAGCGACTGGCCCGTGCAGACCGCAAGCATGCAGGCACCACGGACGAGTGGGATGCTGACGAGTGGTCGATCAACACCCCCGGTGGCGTGGTTGACCTGCGTACCGGCCGGATGCGCGGCCATGATCGCACCGACCGCATGACCAAAATCTGCACAGCAACGATTCAGGCAGGCAGCACCTGTCCCAACTGGCTGGCATTTCTGGCCGATGTGACCGGGGGGGATGCCGATCAAATCCACTACCTGCAAAAGGTGTTCGGCTACTGCATGACAGGCTCCACCCAAGAGCACGCGCTGTTCTTCTTGTATGGCACCGGTGCCAACGGCAAGTCGGTGTTCGTCAACACCATCTTCACCCTGATGGGCGACTACGCGGCCAACGCGCCGATGGACACATTCATGGAGTCGCGCGGTGACCGGCACCCAACCGATCTGGCAGGCCTGCGTGGCGCGCGTTTTGTCGGGGCAACCGAAACTGAACAGGGGCGGCGTTGGAACGAGTCCAAGATCAAGGAGATCACCGGTGGCGACCGGGTCTCGGCGCGCTTCATGCGTCAGGACTTCTTCACCTACCTGCCGCAGTTCAAGTTGGTCATCGCGGGCAATCACAAACCGGCCATTCGCAACATCGATGAGGCCATGCGCAGGCGCTTGCACCTTATCCCCTTCACGATCACTGTGCCACCTGAAAAACGCGATAAGCAGCTGCAGGCCAAGCTGCTGATTGAGCGCAACGCGATCTTTGAGTGGGGCGTACAGGGTTGTTTGGCCTGGCAGCGCGAGGGACTGATTGCGCCCGAGAGTGTAGTCAGTGCGACCAAGGAGTATTTCGAGGCTGAGGATGCCTTGGGACGCTGGATGGAAGAACGTTGTGTGCGTGTGCCAAGCGCCAAATCACTGACCACCGAGCTGTTCTCCGACTGGAAGCAGTGGGCAGAAGCGGCTGGTGAGTTCGTCGGGCCACAACGCCGCTTCTCCGATCTGCTGCTTACCCGAGGCCTTGAGAAATGGCGCAATTCTGTGGGATTGCGTGGCTATCAAGGCATCGGTTTGAAAGAGATTCGCACCCCAAGTTACACGCCTTATGCGGACAACTGAGAACGTCAAATGTCCGCCATCCACCCTAAAACTGACGCTGCTGACGCACAGATTGAATCCGGCAATGCGTGTCGGCTGTGTCAGTCAAACCAGATTCTGACGCAGCCGACTTTGCCTACGGTTAGTTTCTCACGCGGGCGCGTGACGCGCAGGTTATGGAAGTTAACCGTGAGCAGCGTCGGCTGCGTCAGGCCGATAAAAACCCCCCACTTTTGAACCCAATCCCCATGCAACAAACCACCATTTCTCACACCGTTACCCTGGCACTCGACCTTGGTACGACCACAGGCTGGGCTCTTAAATCCCGAGATAGCCAAATCGCTCACGGCTTCGTGAGCTTCAAATCCCAGCGCTTCGAAGGCGGTGGAATGCGCTTCCTGCGCTTCAAACACTGGCTGGCTGAAATCAAAACGATGACTGGCGAGATCAACGCCGTGTACTTCGAGGAGGTACGCCGCCACGTTGGTGTCGATGCAGCCCACGTTTATGGCGGCTTGATGGCCACCCTGACCACTTGGTGCGAGCACCACCGTATCCCATACCAGGGCGTGCCCGTGGGCACGATCAAGAAGCATGCCACCGGCAAAGGCAACGCAGGCAAGGCTGATGTCATTGCTGCCATGCGTGCCCTTGGTCACCCCGTTACTGACGACAACGAAGCCGATGCCTTGGCCATCCTGCACTGGGCACTCGACACGCAGGAGGTGTGACATGAAGGTTCCCACCCACCACTACCAATGCCCCCTTGGTCGTTTGCAGCCAACCGTCACAGACCTGGACAGCGTCAAGCAACGCGGCTGGCGTGATCAGAACATCCTGGTGGTCAACGCTGAGGACAAGCGGCTGGACTACCTCGAGCGTGAACTGGTGCGACGCATTGGCGAGCGTCTGTACGGCACACCAAGGACACGTCATGGCTGAGCGCAACACGCCATGGACACCTGATGACGTGGCCAACCGCTTCGAGGACGCTGCGGTCACGGCAAGGCGACTGCCCTCGGCCAACGTGCAGGGCTACTTCAACGCGTGGCCCACCATCGTGCGTTGCCAGTGGGAGATGCTGGCAACCGATGAGCGTGTGGTCTGTCGCTTCCCTCCATCACCGAAGGACGTGGAGGACATGCTTGAGGTCATGCTCTGGGTGCAGTGGCTTGAGGTCGAGCAGCGTCACTTGGTCTGGATGCGTGCCAAGCGGTACGGCTGGCGTGACATCTGCACGCGCTTTGCCATTGGACGCTCGACTGCTTGGCGGCATTGGAATCAGGCCATGGCTTTGATGGCAGAAAAGCTCAATGACAGCAGCAAAAAGTGACCCGGCGAGCCCCAATAGCCCGACAAATCATCCGAGCTATTGGGTCACGTAGGGTAATGCTTTGGCACTCTGTCCTTTGATTTGGAGTTTGTCCCTTTTGCCTGCAAATTGGTGTGAAACAACCAGAGCGTTTTTCGGTATATTTACGGCTATGGATGGAGAAAACCGCTGACGATCAGTTGGAAATTAGCTACTCTGCCCCAGGTAAAAGGGGTCCTTCTTTCAGAAAATCCTATGCGGGGGGCAACAGCGCAAGACTCGCCAACCGACAGACTGCAAACCAGAGTTTGCAGGGGTTTGCACCAGCAGCAGGTTTGCACCCTGGCACCAAAGGGGGGGGAATTCAATTCACACCCTTTGCCGATCTGACATCCAAGTTTTCGTCTCCTGACTTTTTCTGAACCCGCCCTCGGAGCTTTCTGACGGCGGGTTCTCTCGTTCAACTCCAGCGCTTGTGATCTCAAGCGACCTCGCGGCCCGTCACTGGTTTTTATAGACCCGTGCGGGCCGCACTTTTTTGGAAAGCTCCAAACCCTTGAATCCCCTCAACGTCGAGTACCGCAAGGTTGACGCGCTGATCCCGTTTGCCCGTAACCCACGTACCCACAGCGAGGAGCAGGTGGCCAAGATCGCAGCCAGCATCGCCGAGTTTGGCTGGACAAATCCGGTGCTGGTCGACGGTGTCTGCGGCGTGATCGCCGGGCACGGTCGTCTGGCTGCTGCCCGCAAGTTGGGCTTGACGGAGGTTCCGGTCATTGAACTGGGGCACCTGTCGCCCACCCAAAAGCGCGCCTATGTGATCGCTGACAACCGCCTGTCACTCGATGCCGGGTGGGACGAAGAGATGCTGGCCCTTGAACTCACTGAGCTGTGTGAGTCCGGTTACGACCTGGCGCTCACTGGTTTTGAGGATGCCGAGATCGAAGCCATGATGGCCGAACACATTGATGGCGAGACCGGCGACGACCCGGCAGGCGATGACAAATCCGACGATGCCCCAGACGCAGGTGACGAAGTTCCAGACGCGCCAGTCAATCCGGTATCGCGAACTGGTGATGTCTGGCAGCTTGGCGCACACCGTCTGATCTGTGGTGATGCCGGTGACCCGGCGGTGATCGCTGCTTTGATGCAATCTGAAAAGGCTGCGCTGTGTTTCACCTCGCCGCCCTATGGTACCCAGCGCGACTACACCGACACCATTGTTGATTGGGACGCGCTGATGCGTTCGGTCTTCGCGAACCTGCCCATGGCTGCAACCGGCCAAGTGCTGGTCAACTTGGGGCTGATCCACCGCGAGCAGGAAGTTGTCCCGTACTGGGATGGCTGGCTGTCCTGGATGCGCCAGCAGGGTTGGCGGCGCTTTGGCTGGTACGTTTGGGACCAAGGCCCGGGCCTGCCGGGTGACTGGAGTGGTCGCTTTGCGCCAGCGTTCGAGTTCGTGTTTCACTTCAATCGCAAGGACTCCGAGGTGCGCAGACCCAACAAGAACGTTCCCTGCATCTACGCTGGACGTGACACCCATCTGCGTGGTGACGGCACCAGCGCCGGTGGCATGCGCAACAAAGATGGCAGCAAAACCTCGTGGAACCACGTTGGCACGCTCACCCAAGACACCAAAATTGCTGACTCGGTGATTCGCATCATGCGCCACAAGGGCAAGATCGGGCAGGACATCGATCACCCGGCCGTGTTTCCGGTGGCACTGCCCCAGTTCGTGCTGGAAGCGTATTCGGACGCCGGTGACATTGTGTTCGAACCCTTTTGCGGCAGCGGCACAACCATGCTGGCAGCGCAGCGCAGTGGTCGCCAGTGCCGACTGGTGGAGATCGCGCCGCAGTATGTGGACGTGGCCGTCATTCGCTTCCAGCAAAACTTCCCCGATGTGCCGGTGACGCTCGCAGCGACCGGCCAGACCTTCAAGGCGGTCGCCGCAGAGCGACTCGCGCCAGCAACCCAATCAAACGAATCCGCAGAGGTAAATCCATGACCGCATCCTGGCTGGCCAACAAAATCGAGCAGTGGCCAACCGGCAAACTGCTGCCATACGCCAGAAATGCGCGCACCCATTCGGAAGATCAAGTCGCTCAAATCGCTGCGTCCATCGTTGAGTTTGGCTTTACCAACCCTATTCTGGCTGGCAGTGACGGCATCATCGTGGCGGGCCACGGCAGACTGACGGCGGCACAGAAACTCGGACTGGAAGTCGTGCCGGTGGTCGTGCTCGACCATCTGACGCCCACCCAGCGCCGAGCCCTGATCATTGCAGACAACCGCATTGCTGAAAACGCAGGCTGGGACGATGCAATGCTGCGGGTAGAACTTGATGCACTGCGCGATGACGATTTCGATTTGTCGCTCACCGGCTTTGATGCGGACGCACTGGCCGACCTGTTCGAGGGCGACGAAGGCGACACGGGCCAAACCGGTGACGATGAGGTACCCGAGTCGCAGGAGTCAGTTATCTCGCGCCCAGGCGACGTGTGGCTGCTCGGTGGCCACCGCGTTCTGTGTGGTGATGCCACCGATGTCAAGTGCTACGAGCAGTTGCTGCAAGGCAAAGAGGTGGACATGACGGTCACCGACCCGCCGTACAACGTCAACTATGCCAACAGCGCCAAGGACAAGATGCGCGGTAAAGACCGCGCCATCCTCAACGACAACCTGGGCGACGGGTTTTATGACTTCCTGCTGGCGGCCCTCACACCCATCATGGCCAACTGTACGGGCGCGGTCTACGTGGCCATGTCGTCAAGTGAACTCGACGTGCTGCAAGCGGCGTTTCGCGAGGCCGGTGGCAAGTGGTCGACCTTCATCATCTGGGCCAAGAACACCTTCACCATGGGTCGCTCAGACTACCAGCGCCAGTACGAACCCATTATGTACGGCTGGCCGGAAGGCGGCAAGCACCACTGGTGTGGCGACCGGGACCAGAGTGACGTATGGCAGATCAAAAAGCCCCACAAGAATGATTTGCACCCGACCATGAAGCCGGTCGAGCTGGTGGAGCGTGCGATTCGTAACTCCAGCAAGCCCGGTGACGTGGTGCTCGACCCCTTTGGCGGATCCGGCACGACCCTGATCGCCGCAGAAAAGTCAGGCCGCACGGCGCGCCTGATGGAACTCGATCCGAAGTATGTCGACGTGATTGTCCGGCGCTGGCAAGACTGGACCGAGAAACTCGCCAGTCGCGAGTGCGATGGCGTTGGCTTCAACAATTTGGCCGGAGTTGTCGTCGGGGATACTGGCGACGATAGCCAAAATGATCAGGGTCAATCATGATGCAGTCGCGCTGGATGTCCCTGGTGGAGTCGGTGGCCAACGTGCTGGTGGGCTACATCGTGGCTGTCACTACTCAGTATTTGGTGTTCCCGCTGTTTGGACTGCATGCGACCTTGTCGCAGAACCTGATGATCGGATTGATCTTTACGGGTGTGTCGCTGGCGCGCAGCTACTTGCTGCGCCGGGCGTTTGAGGCCCGGCGAGTGCGTCAGGCAAAAAGCTCGTCGTCGATGGCGGCTTGCACCACAAACCCGGTCAAGTAAGCCATGCCGCGAGGGATGCCAGTTTCCTTGGCGGTGATGCGGCCAATCGTCCAGCCCATCCATTTGGCAGTTGCTTTGTCAATCGCGTCCTTAAGGTTGCAACCCACAAAAAGTCCGTTTTGGACATCGTCTGCAAAGTGGCGTCCGTGGCGGCTGTCCAAGAAGGCTCTGACTTGTTCAGGTTCGCACCCTGTGGCTGTGGCAATCGCTGTGGAGGCGATGGGCCAAGCGGCGGTGGCGTGTTCGTTCATGGTGCCCCAAAAGCCCAAATCAAGGTTCTGTGTGGCGAGGGTTTGTGTTGCGTTGGTCATTTCAATTCTTCCGTTTGGTGTGTTGCGATGCCTCTAGTAACGCGCTGTTTGATTGAGAAGCCAAGTTAATTCTGATCATTTTTGAATCTATTTATCGAGCCAGTTTGCTGGCCCGTTGGTGTCAGGTTTTTGCCTTGTCCCAATCAGAGTGAGATGTAATTTGGACCCAATCGTGCGGCTGCTTTTCAAGCTTTTCCTTAAAGTCCATCGCATCGCAAACATCGGTGCAGGTCAGCAAATACTCGTCGTTGACAAAGATTTGGTAGCCAACAGTGCGTTGGGTGACAAGTTCTTCGGTGGTGGAGATGCGTTTAACGGTGACTTGGCTCATGATGTTTGTCCTCTCAGTGTGGTTGTTGCGACACCCGTAGTAACGCGCTGTTTGATGGAGAAGCCAAGTCAATTTGGCTTCCTTTTTCAATCAATTTTCTTATCCGAGACGCGCCACGTACCGGGCGTAATCGCCGCCTTCGGGGTTGATGTAAAGGTAGGGGCGACCCGGTGCGCAGACCTCGACGCAAAGGGTGCCTTCACGTGTGGTGCCTCCCCGACCGTTTAGCCAGGGGCGTGAACGAAGCAAGTTGGCGGCGAACTCGTCAAATTCTGTGGTGGTCATCTCGCGGGTTTCGGTGACCAGCACTTTGGAAGGTGTCCCGCCGCCGAGTTCGCTTAGGTCGCAAGGCTTGCGGGCAAAGGGCAAGGAGACACTCAACTCCTCGGTTTGGAGGGTGGCGGTGCCAAGTTGGACGGTGCGCGGTGTGCGCTCGATGGTGATGGTCATGGTTGTCATTGCGTTTTTCCTAAAGGTTCGTCGTCAATCGCGACACCTCTATGAAGACGCTGTTCGCTTGAGAAGCCAAGTCAATTCGCATCATTTTTTTGAATCAATCTGGGTGCGCAAATTTGCGCACCCAGTCCATACATCCGATCAAGCCAGCAATTCATCTGTCGATGCCACAACGCGGTAGCTGCGCTCGCCACCCTGTGGCTTGACCGATGTAATGGTGAGCCCCAGCTTCTTTTTGAAGGCTCCGGCAAAGGTGCCGCGCACCGTGTGCGCCTGCCAGCCAGTTGCCTCGCAGATCTGGGCGATGGTGGCACCCTCGACGCGTTGGAGCATCCCGATGATGGTGGCCTGCTTGCTGTGCTCTCGGGTGCGGATGGCCTTCGTAATGGGCTGTTCGGCTGGCGCTGCCGCTGGCAAGGGCTGGCCCTGTGTCGCGTCGATTTCAGTTGCTGGTGCATCAGTGCCAGCCGGGCGTTCTTCGCAGCCTGTGGCGTTGTCGTGCTGGTCGACTTGTGTTTCGGTTCCGGTTTCGATGGCGACTTCGCCTGATTCGGCTTGAGCTGCTGGCGCTGACTCGTTGGTATCCACACCTTGCGCCCACGTTGCCTCAGCCTGCGCCACGGCTGCGTCAAGATCTGGGTCTGGTGCGATGCTGCAAGCAGTGGGTCTGGCGCACCCCAGCGCGTCGTAGCCCTCGGCGGCGACCAGCCAGTCTGATCCATGTGGCGTGATCAAGGCGCGATTGAAAAGTCCTTGCAACACTTTCTGGCGTGCGCCGCCTTTGATGTTTTCTGGAAACCAGTCGATGCGGCCTTCAGTGTGATGGATGGCATGGGCCAGCATGCTCTGCTGGGTGGCGGTCAATGAAATGGTGCTCATTTGAGGCTCCTTCGTGGTGGTTGTTAAGACGATGTAATGAACGCGCTGTTTGCAAGACAAGCCAAGCTTTTTCTGCTTGGCTTGTCGTGATTTGTTTATGTGTTGCCAATCTCCGACTCAGTCGGTTTTGGCATGGATGCACCCAACTCAACCCCTGCTTTAAAGGCTGCTTCCAGGGCGCTGCGCACACCCCAGACTGACACGTCATGGAAGTCAAGGCTGTCTGAGTTGCGTGTTTCCAGGGTTTCGATAAAGAGGTGCTTCTCAGCAATCAGGGCAAAAATCTGGTCGATGGTGCTTTTCATTTCAAACTCCGTTTGGTTGGTTGCGATGCATGTAGTAAGACGCTGTGTGCTTGAGAAGCCAAGTCAATTTGCATCTTTTTTTGAATCATTTTTTTCTTTGATTGGCTTCAAACCAACACCCCACCAGAGATGCAAATTTGCATCTCTGCCGGACGCACCTGATGCATCACTTTTGAGATGAAAAGAACAAAACACACCCATGGGACTATCGATTCGCGCCTACGCCCGTCATCGCGGGGTCACCGACACCGCTGTACACAAGGCCATCCGTAGCGGTCGCATCAATGCGCTCTCCGACGGCACGATTGATCCTGATCAGGCCGATGCCCAGTGGGAACGCAACACCAGCTCGCCCAAGACCGGCACGCAACGACCCGCCGTCAAGGTCAAAGTGCCGGAGGTCGATGGCGAGGGTGGTGGTGACAGAGTTGGTGCGAGCGCTGCAACCAACACTGGTTCTGGCGGTGGTGGTGCAGGCGGCGCTGGTGGAACCTCGCTCTTACAAGCCCGAACCGTCAACGAGGTAGTCAAGGCGCAGACCAACAAGGTGCGACTGGCCAGGCTCAAGGGCGAACTCATTGATCGGCCGCAGGCCATTGCCCATGTGTTCAAACTGGCCCGAAGTGAACGTGATGCCTGGCTGAACTGGCCCGCACGGGTCTCAGCCCAGATGGCCGCCAAATTGGAAATTGATGCGCACACCATGCACGTGGCGCTGGAGAACGCGGTGCGCGAGCACTTGCAGGAATTGGGTAACTTACAGGCAAGCGTTGACTGATGAGCACCGAAATCGAAACCGATCACTACGATGGCGCAAGCGAAATAGAGCGAGCCTGGCGCGATGGCCTCACGCCTGACCCTCTGCTGTCGGTGTCCGAGTGGTCCGATCAGCACCGCATGCTCTCCAGCAAAGCCTCTGCCGAGCCCGGTCGCTGGCGAACCAGCCGCACGCCGTACCTGAAAGAGATCATGGATTGCCTCTCACCATCGTCGCCAGTGGAGCGTGTGGTATTCATGAAGGCAGCGCAACTGGGCGCAACTGAAATGGGCAGCAACTGGATTGGCTACGTGATCCACCATGCGCCCGGGCCCATGATGGCGGTCTGGCCGACTGTGGACATGGCCAAGCGCAACTCCAAGCAGCGGATCGACCCCTTGATTGAGGAGTCAGCGGCGCTGCGCGAATTGATATCACCGGCCAGGTCACGAGACTCCGGGAACACCATTCTGGCCAAGGAGTTCAGGGGTGGCGTGCTGGTGATGACCGGTGCCAACAGTGCAGTGGGACTGCGCTCAATGCCGGTGCGCTATTTGTTCCTGGACGAGGTCGATGGTTACCCGCTCGACGTGGAAGGCGAAGGTGATGCGATTTCACTGGCCGAAGCACGCACGCGCACCTTCACCCGGCGCAAAATATTTATTGTGTCGACCCCGACGATCTCGGGTGTATCGGCCATCGAGCGCGAGTACGAGGCAAGTGACCAGCGGCGCTACTTTGTGCCCTGTCCGCACTGCGACCACCGCCAGTGGCTGCGTTTTGAGAATCTGCGCTGGGAAAAAGCCAAACCCGAGACCGCCGCTTACGTGTGCGAGTCCTGTGAGCAACCGATTGCCGAGCACCACAAGACGCGCATGCTGGAGCTGGGCCAATGGCGCAGCATGATCGCGCAAGAGTCTGCAAAGAGCAGCAAAGGTCGCAAAAAGACTGCCGGATTTCACCTCTCCAGCCTATACAGCCCGGTCGGCTGGCGTAGCTGGCGCGATGTGGCCGCAGCCTGGGAGAGCGCGGTCAGCAAGGAATCTGGTTCTGCTGCTGCCATCAAGACCTTCAAAAACACCGAACTGGGTGAAACCTGGCTCGAAGAAGGCGAAGCACCGGATTGGCAGCGCCTGATTGAGCGCCGCGAAGATTACCGAATCGGAAGCGTTGCACTGGGTGGCTTGCTGTTGGTGGCCGGTGCCGACGTGCAGAAAGACCGGATCGAGGTGTCGATCTGGGCATTCGGACGCGGCAAGGAGTCCTGGCTGGTGGAGCACCGCGTGCTGATGGGTGACACTGCACGCGATGCCGTCTGGAAACGCTTGTCAGAGTTACTGGCCGAGCGCTGGACGCACGCCAGTGGTGTGTTGATGCCTTTGACCCGGCTGGCGCTCGATACCGGCTTTGCCACCCAGGAGACCTATGCGTTCGCCCGCAGTTGCCATGACCCGCGACTCATGCCAGTCAAAGGTGTGCGCAGCGGTGCGATGGGCGGCGCGGCCTTGATTGGCACGCCCACTGCGGTCGATGTGACCCAGGGTGGAAAGAAGCTGCGCCGAGGCATCAAGCTGTATTCGGTGGCGGTGGGCATGGCCAAGATGGAGCTTTACAACAACCTGCGCAAAGCGGCTGATGTGGGCTCTGACGGCAGCACGCCACTTTACCCAGCCGGATTTGTCCACCTGCCCAAGGTGGACGCTGAATACGTGCAGCAGTTGTGCGCCGAGAGTTTGATCACCCGCCACGACCGAAATGGCTTTGCACACCGTGAGTGGCAAAAGATGCGCGAGCGCAACGAGGCTCTGGACTGCTATGTGTACGCCCGGGCTGCTGCATCGAGTGTCGGTCTGGACCGCTTTGAGGAGCGCCACTGGCGCGAATTGGAAAAACAACTCGGGCTGGCGCGGCCACCCGACCCCGAGGTGAATGTCACCTCATCAGATTTGTCCACAGATTCCATTGATGCCAGCCCAACTGATCCCAGTCGCGCTGGCATCAGTGCTTCTGGACAGCCCAAATTCAGTCGCCGCGTGATCCGCAGTCCCTGGCTCAAACGCTAAGGCTGCGGCGCACTGGGCGACTGTTTAACCGGAGCGTTTTGGCGCTCCATTCCTGACGGCACTTCGGTGCCTTTTTTATTGCCTTTTTTGGAGTTCTCCCCATGAGTTTGCAAACACGCCTTGAATCCCTGGTTCTACGCCTTGCCGCCGAGTTCAAGACCATTTACGGTCAGGTCGGTACGCTGGCCAACCTCTCGACCACTGACAAGACCAACCTGGTCAGTTCCATCAATGAGCTGCGCAGCCAGATTTCCACTTTGGCGGGCGTCACCATCATTGACGATGCCAACGCGGCTGGTACGGCAACCACGTTCTCGGCTTCCAAGATCACCTCCTTGCTTGATGCTCTCAAGGCTGACTTGCTGGGTGGTGCTGATGCGGCCTTCGACACGCTCAAAGAGTTGCAAACGGCCATTCTGGATGACCAGACAGGCATTGCTGCACTGCTTGCCGCTGTCGACAAGCGGGTGCGCTTTGATGCGGCGCAATCCCTGACTGCCCTTGAGCAGGAACAGGCTCGCCAGAACATCGGTGCGGTCTCTGTGCTGGACATCGGCAATGCGGATACCGATTTTGTGGCGGCGTTTGAAGCTGCTCTTTTGGCCTGATCGTTCATGAACCTGGCCCAACACATCACCGAATTGGCGCAGCGCCTGGCTCTTGAACTCAAGACCCGCATCACCGCCGATCACCCCGGGGTTGCAAAAGCCTGGGTCTCCTTTGGTGTCAGTGGCTCTGGTGACGAGGCCACGGTGGTGGTTCGGGCTGGGTTCAATGTTCATAGCGTCACCCGCACAAGCACTGGCAAGTTCCGGGTGACGTTTTTGAGCCCCATGCCAGATGCCAGTTACTGCTGGCATGCGTTCGCACGCAATGCGGGCAACCAATCCGCCATGAAACACGCTGGCGCACGCGCCACCGCAGAAGCCAAGACCGCCCAGTTTGTGGAGGTCGTCTGCACCACCTCAAACGGATCCTTGTCTGACACCACTGAGATGAACCTGACCGTCTGGCGCTGATGCGTTAACAGAAAACAAACACCATGTCCTTCTCACAAACCCAACTCGAAGCCTTGCAGACCGCACTCACTCAAGGCGAGCGTCGTGTCTCCTTTGGCGACAAGACGGTCGAATACCGCTCCGTTGACGAACTACGCCAAGCCATTCGTGAGGTCAAACGAGGTCTGTCTGAGCAGGCTGCATCCACTGGCATGTGGCCCGGCGCGCCGCGCCAGATCCGCATGACCACATCCAAAGGCTTCTGATGGCTTGGTACACAAAAATCAGAAGTCTGTTTGGCCAGGTGGGTCAGGGACCGATACATGAAGCAGCAGGCCGTGGCAGGCGTGCACAAGCCTGGATGCCCGGCAACCCGGGCGCTGTGTCGGCGCTGCTTGCCACAAATTCCGAACTGCGCACCAAAAGTCGTGATCTGGTGCGCCGCAACGCCTGGGCGCAGTCCGGCATCGAGGCTTTTGTGGCCAATGCAGTCGGTACCGGCATCAAGCCACAAAGTCTGGCCGGTGACGACACGTTCAAGGCGGCAGTGCAGACGCTATGGCGTGACTGGGTTGAAGAAGCCGATGCGGCAGGCCAAACCGACTTCTATGGATTGCAAGCGCTGGCCTGTCGGGCGATGCTGGAAGGTGGTGAATGCCTGATCCGGCTGCGGCCGCGCCGACCCGAAGATGGGCTGAGTGTGCCGCTGCAACTCCAGCTGATTGAGCCAGAGCACTTGCCACTGAATCTCAACATTGATCTCGATTCTGGCAATGTGGTTCGTTCCGGCATCGAATTTGATGGCGTTGGCAAGCGCGTGGCGTACCACTTGTACCGATCTCACCCCGAGGATGGCAGGCTGGCACCCATGTCCGGCCAGGGTGGTCTGGAGACGGTGCGCATCGATGCCAGTGAAATCATCCACCTCTACAAGGTGTTGCGCCCGGGACAGATACGGGGCGAGCCGTGGCTTTCACGCGCCCTGGTCAAGCTCAATGAACTCGACCAGTACGACGACGCGGAACTGGTGCGCAAGAAGACCGCCGCCATGTTCGCAGGCTTTGTCACCCGGCAAAGCGTGGAGGACAACCTGCTGGGCGAAGGCCTGCCGGATGGAAACGGTGTGTCACTGGCTGGTTTGGAGCCCGGCACCATGCAGATTCTTGAGCCCGGTGAAGACATCAAGTTCTCTGACCCGGCCGATGTGGGTGGCTCCTATGGCGAATTCCTGCGCGCCCAGTTTCGGGCAGTGGCAGCGGCCATTGGTATCACCTATGAACAACTGACCGGTGACCTCTCTGGCGTCAACTATTCCAGCATTCGCGCCGGGATGCTTGAGTTCCGCAGGCGATGCGAGATGGTGCAGCACGGCGTGCTGGTGCATCAGATGTGTCGCCCGGTGTGGGCCGCATGGATGAAGCAGGCCGTGCTCAGTGGCGCATTGCAGGCTCCAGGCTTTGCCCGGGGCGGCAACGCAAAGCGGCGGCAATACCTCACAGCCAAGTGGATTCCGCAGGGCTGGCAGTGGGTGGACCCCGAGAAAGAGTTCAAAGCCATGCTGCTTGCGATTCGCTCCGGTCTGATGAGTCGGTCTGAGGCCATTTCGGCTTCTGGCTATGACGCAGAGGACGTCGACCGGGAAATCGCGGCTGACAACCAGCGCGCCGATGACCTGGGTCTGATTTTTGACTCCGACCCTCGGCGTACCTCCAAAGACGGTGGCAGCGCAGAGCCCAACAAGCATGCAGCTCAAGCCGCCGACACCCAAGCCAGCGATCCCGTCACCACTGACACGTAGAGGATTTCCATGAACCTGTTACCGCATTTGGCGGCACGCCTATTTGGTGCGCCGCTGCTCATCCATCGCCCAAAACTTGATGTCATCTTGTCGGTGCTGGGCACGCGCGTCGGACTGCCTGACTTGTCGGCACCGACTGGCTTTGTCCAGCCTGATCGAAGCGCTGCCCATGCAGATACCGGCGCTGCTCGGTCAAGCATTGCTGTGATTCCCATTTATGGCACGTTAGTGCGGCGCACCCAGGGGCTTGAAGCCCAGTCTGGCCTGACCAGTTACGCCGGAATTGCCCAGTCGCTGGAAACTGCACTGGCCGACCCGAGCGTTGCTGCCATCCTGCTCGACATCGACTCGCCCGGTGGTGAATCCTCTGGCGTATTCGATCTGGCTGACCGAATTCGCGCCGCCACGACCATCAAACCGGTCTGGGCGGTTGCCAACGACATGGCGTTCTCCGCTGCCTATGCGCTGGGCAGTGCTGCCAGCCGCCTGATCGTCTCGCGCACCGGTGGCGTGGGCTCGATTGGCGTGATTGCCATGCACGTTGACCAGTCGGTCAAAGACCAGCAAGACGGTATTGCCTACACCGCAGTCTTTGCCGGTGATCGAAAAAACGATCTCAACCCGCACGCACCCATCTCGGGTGAAGCACACAGCTTTTTGCAGGGTGAGGTCAACCGCATTTATGACCTGTTTGCAACCACGGTGGCCAAACACCGGCACATGGGCGTGAACACCATCAAAAGCACCCAAGCCGCCCTTTACTTCGGCGCAGATGCGGTTGCTTCTGGTCTGGCTGATGACGTGGGAACGCTCGATGACGCGATCAGGCAGATCAATTCCATGCTGACCCCACCAGTTCCCTCGCTCTCCCGGCTGCTTGCCAGTCAAACCCTCCCTGAAACCTCACCTGAAAAGGAAATTCCCATGACGCAATCCGTCCAACCCACTCCTGTGCTCGCCCAAACTGGTATCAATACCACCACATCTGCCGCCACGGCGGCCGCCACTTCACCCGCCGACTCCGTGTTTGCGGTTTCTGATGCGATTGAAGTCGCGCAAAGTTGCACGCTGGCTGGACGCACCGACCTGATCGCTGGCTTTCTGGAAGCCAAAGTGGCACCCAGTCAGGTGCGCAGCCAGTTGCTCACGGCAATGGCGCAGCAATCCACGGAAATCGTCAGCCGCATTGACCCGAATGCTGCCGTGCGCCAGGAAATGGCCACTTCCAACCCGGCTTCGCCTGACAACCCGCTAATTGCCGCCGTCAAAGCCCGAATCGGTGCTCGCTAAATCCCACCTGACCCCCTCACCAATAGGAGAACTCCATGGCTGAAATCAAACAAACCCTCAATCTGGGCGACTTGCTCAAGTACGAAGACGAAGGCTTTTACTCGCGCGACCGCGCCACACTGACTGCTGGCCAAACCCTGGTACTTGGCACCGTACTTGGGCTGGTGACCGCCACCGGCAAGGTCAAACAACTTGATCCAAGTGCCACCGATGGCAGCCAACTCGCCTGTGGTGTGTTGTTGCAGGACTGCGATGCCTACTTGGTGGACCGGGACGACGCACTGATGCTGGCGCGCCATGGCGCGGTGGCCCAGCACGCACTCACCTGGCCTGCGGCCATCACCGTGGCAGAGCGCGATGCAGCAGTGGCCCAGCTCAAGACCGTGGGCATTCTGGTGCGCCAAAGCGCCTGATATCCGCTTTGATCTGCAAGCCAATTCGCCCCACTCATCCCACTTTTTGAAGGAAAGCCATCATGGCCATCAACAACCCGTTTCTCAATCCTGCTTTTTCAATGGCATCGCTGACAGCCGCGATCAACCTGCTGCCCAACCGCTACGACCGACTCGACCAGTTGGGTCTTTTTGCCGCCAAGCCGGTGCGCACCCGCACCATCGTGCTGGAGGAAAAGGCCGGTGTGCTCAATTTGCTGCCCAGCCTGCCTGTGGGCTCACCTGGCACGGTCGGCATTCGTGGAAAACGCACGCTGCGCAGCTTTGTGATTCCGCACATCCCGCACGATGACGTGGTGCTGCCCGAAGAAGTCTCTGGCCTGCGCTCGTTTGGCACCGAGAACGAATTTGCCTCCATTGCGGCGGTACTGGCCGAGCACCTGGACAACATGCGCACCAAGCATGCGGCCACCCTGGAGTACCTGCGCATGGGCGCTTTGAAAGGCATCGTGCTCGACGCGGATGGTCGGGTTCTGGTCAATCTGTACGACGAATTCAAGATCACGCCCAAAACCATCAGCTTCAAACTCAACGTCGACACCACCAACGTGCTGGAAAAATGTCTCGATCTCAAGCGCTACCTTGGCAAAAGCCTGATGGGTGAACGCATGAGCAGCGTGCAGTGCTTGGTCTCGCCCGAGTTCTTCACCAAGTTGGTGACCCACCCCAGCGTGGTCGATGCGTATCGGCTGTTCAACGAGAGCCAGATTCTGCGCTCCGACATGCGCTCAGGCTTCCCGTTTGCAGGGGTCACCTTTGAGGAATATGCCGGTGAAGCCAGCGTACCCGATGGTTCCGGTGGTTGGGTGACCAAACCGTACATCGAAGCGGGCGAAGCGCATGCGTTCCCGCTGGGCACGATTGACACCTTTGCCACCTACTTTGCACCGGCTGACTTCAACGAGACGGTCAACACGCTGGGGCAACCCATCTATGCCAAGCAGGCACCGCGACATTTTGAGCGTGGCACTGACCTGCACACCCAGAGCAACCCGCTGCCCCTGTGCCAGCGTCCAGCCCTGTTGGTGCGCCTGACCGCGACGTGATCGGGTTAAACCCATGACCACACTGGTCGAAAAAATCTATCTGGCTGCTGCCAATGTCGGGTTTCTCAAGACCTGCGACTGGCAACCCACCGATAGCGGTGCAGCGCAGACGCATTCTGTCGGATTTTCTGCACCTGACAAGGAAATGCTCGCAGGGCTTGGTGTCAGCACTGAATACGAGATGACCTACCCGAACTCCTGCTTTGTGGGGCTCAAATCCCGCGAATCAGTGCAGATCGAGGGTGTCGCGTATCAGGTGCGAGAAGTCACGGCCGTGGGCGACGGGTCCGAAGTGCGCGCCAAACTGATGCGGGTGTAAATCCCATGGCAGCGAACTCCATTCGTGAACGGATTTTGCAGACGCTGGTGGCGCGGTTGACCCCGGTCGCCACGGATCAGGCAGCCACTGTGTGGCGCACGCCCAGCGTGTCGATCACGCGCGACCAGTGCCCATCGTTGGTGGTGTTTCCTGAGACTGAGTCACTGGCTGATCGCGCCAACGACCGGGTCACTCGCGAGTTGACAGTGCGTATCACCGCACTGGCGCGCGCGGTTCCACCCGACGTTGCCGAAACCCAAGCGGATGCCTTGCTCTGCGCGGCGCATGCCGCCCTGATGAGTGACGTCAACCTGGGCGGTCTGGCTCTCGGTGTAAGGGAAGTCGAGTCCGAATGGGAAGTGGATGACGCGGACGGGGTTGCTGCCAGTACATCTGCTCGCTACCAGATCACCTACCGCACCCTGATTGCTGACATTTCCATTCAAGCCTGAATCACTTTTCCATTTTTCTGTTTATTTATTTCAACTTTTAAGGATCCCAAACCATGAGTACCTATGCATCATTCCAGGGCCGTGTTTACCTTGGCAAACGTGACGTTGAAGGCAACCCCATCGAGGTTCGCTCACCCGGCAACGTGGCCGAGTTGAAACTCTCGCTCAAAACCGACGTGCTGGAGCATTACGAGAGCCAAACCGGTCAGCGCACGCTCGATCACCGCATGGTCAAACAAAAGTCCGCCACAGTAAATCTGACCATCGAAGAGTTCACCAAAGAGAACCTTGCGCTGGCCCTGTACGGCAACTATGTGGTCGGCACGCCCGGCACTGTGACCAATGAGCCATTGGCGGGCGCTTCTCCCTTGGTCGGCGAGCGCTATTTCCTGGCTCACCCCAAGGTAGCCAGCCTGGTGATTCTGGACAGCAGCGCCACACCCGCAACGCTTGTCGAAGGGGTGGACTACACGGTCGATAAAGACTTTGGGGCGATCCAGTTGCTGCGTCTGAACGATGGAGGCACACCTGCCGTGGCCTACGCCGCACCCTTGAAGGCCAGCTACGCCTTCGGTGTCACTACTGAGATTGGCATCTTCACCCAGCCCCTGCCAGAGCGTTTCCTTCGGCTGGAGGGCATCAACACCGCCGACGGTAATGCAAAGGTCTTGGTGGAGTTGTACCGGGTGGCGTTTGATCCCTTGAAGGAAATCTCGTTCATCTCCAACGAATACAACAAGTTCGAAATGGAAGGCTCCTTGCTGGCCGATTCCAGCAAGCCTTTCGATGCAACGCTGGGCCAGTTCGGCCGCATTGTCCAAATCTGAAAGGCGCGTCATGACTGATTTGGAAAAACTCATTCCCCAGGACACCCTGGTGCAGGTGGCAGGCGAAACCATTGCGATATCCCCCCTCAAAGTGGGCCAGTTGCCTGCTTTCCTGCGGGTGATCGCACCCGTGATGGCGCAATTGAGCCAGCCGCAAATCAACTGGCTGGCGCTGTTTGGCGAGCGTGGTGACGATTTGTTGAACGCCATCGGCATTGCAGTCAAAAAACCGCGCGAGTGGGTGGATGACCTGGCTGCGGACGACGCGTTGCTGTTGGCAGCCAAGGTGATGGAGGTCAACGCTGATTTTTTTACCCGAACGGTGATTCCCAAACTCGACGGTCTGTTCAGTCTGGGCCAGGGCATTCGGGCAGCCAACACTGGTTCGACCTCACCCAGCGCCTGATCGGGCACGGCCACCGGCTGCCCGACATCTTGGACTACACGCTGGCGCAGTTGAGAGGTTTTGCAGAGGCCGTTGTGCGTATGGACAGCGCGCGTGATGCCCAACTCTTGTCCCTGATTGCCATTGGCAGCAGGGGCGACTCCAAAAACCTCGATCAATCGCTTGAACGTCTGACCACTGCATCAAACCCATCATGAAAATCTCCATCCGAATCGACAGCGCTGCCGCGCAAGCCCAGCTACGCCGTTGGGGCGGGGAGTTTCGTGACAAGGTCAAAAAGGCGGTGGCCAAGGCCATGGCGAAAGAGGCAGTTGAGATTAAGACGGACGTGCGCGACCAGGTGGCCAGTCAACTGACGGTGGTCAAAAAGACCTTCCTCAAGGGGTTTTCTGCCTACGTGATAGACAAAGACCCCAGTCGCTTACCAGCGCTGTACGTGGGCTCGCGCATTCCATGGGTTGGCATGCATGAAAAAGGCGGGACCATTTCGGCCAAGATGCTGATTCCCCTGCATGGCCGGGTTGGCCGCAAGCGCTTCAAGGCACAGATCGCTGAACTGATGCGGGGCGGCAACGCTTACTTCATCAAAAACGCCAAGGGCAACGTGGTGCTGATGGCCGAGAACATCAAAGAGCACGACCGCCCCTTGGCTGGATTCAAACGCCGGTACCGAAAAGCTGAAGGAATCAAACGCTTGAAGCGTGGTGCTGATATTCCGATTGCGGTACTCGTTCCGCGCGTCATGCTCAAAAAGCGACTTGATATCGAGCGACTGGTGGTACGGCGCATCCCACGACTGGCAGCAAGCATCGAACAACAAATCCGCACGGTCGGATGACTTTCAAACATTGAACTGACCCATGGCCAACAACCGTATCGCCGTTTTAGTCGCCCTTGAAGGTGCCGATGACGGGCTCAAACGCGCCCTCAATTCCGCCCAGCAAAGCCTGGGTGAGTTGGCATCGACGGCCAAGACCGCTGGCGACAAGGCAGCGCGCGGTATGGCCGAGGTCAAGGCAGGCATGTCAGCGTTTGGCGATCAGGTGGCGACCGCAAAGACGCAACTGTTGGCATTCCTGTCGATCAACTGGGCGGCGGGCAAAGTGCAGGAGATCGTCCAGATTGCCGATGCCTGGAATATGATGGGCGCACGCTTGAAACTGGCAACCGCCGGTCAGAATGAATTTGTCATCGCACAAAAGGCGCTGTTCGACATCGCTCAGCGCATTGGCGTGCCCATTCAGGAAGTCTCTACTCTGTACGGCAAGTTGCAGCAAGCGGTGCGCATGCTCGGTGGTGAACAGAAAGATGCTTTGACCATCACGGAGAGCATCTCGCAGGCCTTGCGACTGTCCGGTGCGTCGGCCACAGAAGCCCAGTCGTCCCTGTTGCAGTTCGGCCAGGCCTTGGCATCTGGTGTGCTGCGCGGCGAAGAATTCAACTCCGTGGTCGAGAACAGTCCGCGTCTGGCCCAAGCCCTGGCCGATGGCTTGAACGTGCCCATTGGTCGGCTGCGCAAGCTGGCTGAAGAGGGGCGACTCACCGCTGACGTGGTGGTCAACGCCTTGATGAGCCAAAAGGACAAGCTTGCCGCTGAATATTCTCAGTTGCCTGCAACGGTCAGTCAGGCCTTTCAGCGCCTGCAAAACGCCTTCGGGCAGTGGGTAGCGCAGGTGGATGCGGCCACAGGCATCACCAAGAAACTCGCCGATGGCCTGACTTGGCTCGCCACCAATCTGGATACGGTCATGCAGTGGCTCAAAAAAATTGCCGAGGTGGGCTTGGCGGTGCTCATTTACCGGTTGCTGCCAGCGTTGGTCACAGCCTGGCAGACCGCCGGGGCCGCAGCCATCACGGCTGCCACCGCCACCTCTGCGGCCTGGGCCACCGCCAATTTGTCGGTGACGGCTGCAATTGCCAGCGTCGGTCTGCTCAAGACAGCCTTTGCCGTGCTCGGTGCGTTCGCCGTGGGCTGGGAAATCGGAACCTGGTTGTCCAAGAAATTCGAGATCGTGCGCAAGGCTGGCATCTTCATGGTCGAAATTCTGGTCAAAGCGGTTGAGCAGTTGCAGTACCGATGGGAGGCGTTTGCTGCGATCTTTACCAGTGACACCATTGATGCGGCCACCAAGCGCCACGAAGCCCGGCTGGCCGAGATGAATGTGATTTTTGCCCAGATGTATGCGGATGCCACCAAGGGCTCCGACACCGCCAAGGCAGCAATGACCACTGCGGCCACCACGGCAGAAGAGATTGCCAAAAAGCTGGAAGCTGTGCGTCAGGGCACCCAAGAAGCGGTCGGTCGTGGCGTTGAGGCTGTTCACTCGGCCGTGGAAAAGCTTAAATCCCGGCTGGGTGAGGTCGAACAGGCGGTCACCAAGGCTAACGGCGTGGTGACCGATGCGACAGCAAAAATGGCTGAGGCGTACAAAGGCTTGACTGCCATGGTCGAGGCCAACCTGCAAAAACAGGTTGATGCTGTGAAAACACGGTACCAGCAGGAGCAGACGGCATTGGAGTTATCGTCTGCCTCGCAAGCGACCCAGATCAGCAAATCAACCCTGCTGCTCACCGATGCACTGACTCAGCAGACCACCTTGCGTCAAAAGGCCACCACAGACACACTGAGACTCATCGATGACGAGTCCAGCGCCAGGGTGGCAGCAGCGGCCAAGCAAGGCGCAACAGAAGCCGAGCGCAGCGCTAACGTGACACGGGTCGAAAATGAGATTCTGGCAACCAAACGCCAGTCGATGGTCACAGCCGCCACGGAATACCGCGCTCACATCGATACCTTGAACGCTGAAGCCAACCGGCATTTGGCGGAAATCCAGCGCATTGAAGAAGCCAAACGTCAACTGACGATGACCACGGAGGAAAAAATCCGTGAGCTGCGCCGTCAAGGCATGACAGAGTTTGAAGCCACGGAAGACCGCAAACGCCAGATTGTCGAGTTGCAGAGCAAGGCGCGTGATGCGCTGGCCGCAGGTGAATTTGAGCAGGCCAAACAACTGGCGCAGAAGGCCATGGATTTGGCGGTTCAAGTGGGCAGCACCCAGACCGCAGAGGCAAAGAAGGCGGAAGAAGCCAAGAAACAATCTGAGCAGGCGCACACCCAGGTCGTGACACTGGAGTCGCAGGCGCGTGAGGCATCGCGCAAACAGGAGTACGACAAGGCTGCCGACCTGATGCGCCAGGCTGATGCCCTGCGCGCAGAACTGGCGCAAAAGACCAAGGAGTCCGATGCGGCGATCACTCAGGGCAAGGACGGTGTCAACCGATCCATTCAAGCCATTCGGGAATCCGAGGACATCCTGAATAAGTCACTGGACGCTCAAGCACAGGCGCACAAACAGGCAGCCCAAGCGGCAGTAGCAGCGCGGGAGCAGATCAAGCAGACCCTCACGGACACGGAAACACAGATAGACCAGATTACCGCCAAGCTCAAAGATGGCTTGAAAGTGACGCTGGACGCTGACACCAGCCGGTTTGACAAAGCCATGGCTGATCTTGATAAGGCAATGGCCGAGAAGGAAAGGCTGCTGATCATCAAGGCCGATCTGGAACAGGCCCAGAAAAAGCTCCAGGAATATGAAGCTTTGCTCAAAGAGGGCAAGACGCTGCCTGTCGACGCAGATGTCAGTCAGGCCAAAGCGGCGCTGGACAAACTGACCGTCTATGCCAAGCAAAACTCGCTGATCGAGTTACAGGTCACCTCTGAAAAAGCTCAAGCCTCGATCAACAATGTGGAAGGCATGATCAATGCACTGGGTCGCATCCGGACCGAGTCGCAGCACAGTGTGAACACCAATGCCGACGCGGCACGCTCGCAAATCTCCAGCCTCAACGGCATGAACACGTCGAGCACGCACACGATCTATGTGACCAAGGTCGAGACCAATGCCACGGGTGGTCTGGTGGGTGCCGGTGTGCCGCATTTTGCGGTCGGCGGTTCTGTGGCATCACCAGTTGCCCAGGCATTTGCCCGTATGACCGGTGGCTCCGTGCCGGGCTCGGGCGATCAGGACACAGTGCCGCGCACGCTGGACGCGGGTGCATTTGTGCTGCGCAAGGCAGCGGTTCGCAAGTACGGCGGTGGTGTTCTGTCCAAACTGGCCAACGGTGTCTCAAGCTTTGGCATCGCACACTTTGCGACCGGCGGCGCAGTGACGCCAACCGGACCCACTTCCATCAAACGCAATCGGGATGCCTTTGAGGCGCAAAAAATGATCGATATGGGATTGGGTGCGATGCGGGAGTACACCAATTGGCTTCGAGCCCACTATGGCGCGGCGCTGAGCATCGACATGGAGTGGCAGACCATGAAGAGTTATGGCCAGCAGGCTGCAACTGACCGTCAAACGCTGGAGTCCATTCCCAATCGGTCCCAACTCACTGCCAACGAGAAGCAAAAGATTGATGCCATCAAAGGCACTTGGCGGCAAGCCATGGCGCAGCCACTGGTCTATGGTAAAGATCTTGAGCGAGAACTCATGGATTACATGGAGTTGCATCAGGGCGAATTCTTTCGCGGCGGCGGCATTTCCAGGTCCGACACGGTTCCTGCCATGCTCACTCCGGGCGAGTACGTGGTCAACCGGTCGGCCGTATCTCGGTTTGGCACCGGCTTTTTTGAGTCACTCAACAACCTGAGCCTACCAGCGCAAGCCTTGGCCGCGCGTGTTCAGGGCCAGATCCAAGGTTTTTCCAGTGGGGGGCTGGTGCAGTCACTGGCTTCATCTATGGCTGCGCCAAGACCTGCATTTGCAGGTGACGCTGCACCGGTGCGCACTGTGCGGGTTGAACTGGCAGCGGGAAACCGCAGTGTGTCGGCCACGGTCGATGCCAGGGATGAGTCGCGCCTGCTCGACATCTTGAAACAAGCCAAAGCTCGGGCTTTTTAAGGGCGAATCCTCATGGAACTTAAAAACCTCTTCAGTGGGGCCACGTTGACCCTGCCTGACGATTTGCTGTGGAGCGATGAACACGGCTGGAGTCCAGTGGTCTCCAGCGTGTCTTACCTGATCACTGGTTCCCTCTTGGTGCAGTCGGCCACACGGCAAGCGGGGCGGGCCATCACCCTGGTGGGTGCCGCCGACATGGCATGGGTCGCGAGATCTGTTGTCAATGTTCTGCGCGACTGGGTGGCACTGCCACTTGACTCGGTCAGTGGCCGCTTTGAGTTGACGCTCACCGATGCCCGAGTTTTCACTGTGGCATTTCGTCATGCCGACGGGGCCCTTGAAGCCGAGCCCGTTACCGGGTTTCCAGCACGGTCAGAGGCGGACTTCTACCGCATCACTTTGAAGCTGATGCAAATCTGATTTTTATTTGGAGTTGACATGCCCATTCTCACTGGCGACATCAAACTGGTCGCATCCCAAGTCATGGACGACGTGCCCGAGGGCGGTGGCGCACCCACAGCCACAGTCATCACGGACGGAACATCAAACGCCATCTTTCCCGATATCTCTGAACTCGACCGTGCTGGTGGTCGGGTGAACCTGCGCAAACTCCATGTCTCTGTGCAGACGATGGACACCGACACCTACATGGGCTCGAACATCATCGTCTCAGAGCCGCCAGCGGATCCGAATGTGAGTGTCACGCTGTTCAGCACCCGCGATACCTTTGATCGGCGTGACGCCGCATCGGCCAGGGTGGAGAGCTATCTCACCAAAGGGCCGATGTGGGGCGGCATGCTGCTGGAAAACCATATCGCTGGCCAGCGTGCCGTGCAAATTTTGCAGGGTGTGGATGCTGAACTGCCTCGAATCGGCCAGACCATGGTGCTGGTGCAAAACGAGGGGGCAACCAACGAGAGAAACCAGTACATCCGAACCACTGAGGTCAGCGCCGTCAAGCGCAAGTTCGAGGACAGCCAAGGCAAGATGGTCGACATGAACGTGGTGACCTGTTCTATCAGCGATGCACTGCGCACGGATTTTCAGGGTTCGGAAGGCAACGCCAAGGCGGCTCCGGCAGCGGGCGCGACCAAAGTTAGAGACACGACGGTGGCAGATGCTGGCTCCTATGTGGGCGTGGTGCCGCTGGCCGCTGCCGCCAATCTTGGGACATTCAGCATTCGCGCCAGCAGCGTCTATACGCAGTTGGTGCCGAGTGCCCAGACTGAAACACCACTGGTTGATCTGAAACCCAACGGTGAACAGGTGGTTTTGTCTGCTGCGGGCGGGCCGTTAACGATCACGACATCGGTGGCACTCAACACCTCTCACACCATCAGCGTGGGTCAGGCCATCATGCCCAATACGCTCAAACTGACCACAGGCAGCTTGACATTGGTCGACGATGGCGGCCTGTTGTCTGCTGCGGGCAGCGCAGTAGGTGCGGTGGATTACGCCAATGGGCTGATTTCAATCACCGATCCCGCAGTGAGCTACGCCGGGGCTAAAACGATCATCTACACACCGGCTGCAACACCGGTGCGTTCACTTCACACCGCCAGTTGGGCGGTCACAGCCGAATCGCGCTCCAGCACCTTGGTGGCGATCTTTGATCCTGCGCCAAAACCGGGCAGTTTTGCACTGAGTTATCGCGCCCAGGGCCGTTGGTACACCCTGCGTGATGCGGGTAACGGCCAGTTGCGCAGTGCCTTTGGCTCGGTGGGCGCTGGCACGCTCAATTTCAATACCGGATCGATGATGGTCACCCTTGCTGCCTTGCCCGATGCGGGTACCCAGGTGCTCGCCACCTATGGGCTGGCCACTGCCGACACGGCTGTTTATGGTGTTGCCATTGCCGCCCAATCCGTATTCACTCTGGCCCACCCTGGCGTGGCGCCAAGCACGGTCACGCTGACCTGGGTGACAGGTGGCGTGAATAAAACCGCCACTGACAACGGACAGGGGCTGCTCACTGGGGACGCCACTGGAAAAGTGGATTATCTGGATGGCGTGATCACCTTCAAACCATTGATCCTGCCCAGCTCTGGCGCACAGGTCGGCATTGAATACTCGTGGGGAGCGCCGATTGAAGAGAGTTTCCAGGCACCCGAGCGTTTCGCGCCCGACGGTCACATCGAGATCGTTCTGGCCAACCCCAACGTGCTGGCGCGCACCGTCAAGGTTGAGTGGAACACGGTGTATGACGAGAAAGACCTGACCATTGAGGGCCAGATTTCGACCCGCTGGCTCTCGCTGACCTACAAACCCCGCGTCGACCCCATCGTCATCGTCCATGACAACGGTGCTGGCGGATTTCAAACGCGTCCTGAGTGCGCAGGTGTGATCAATTACGCCGCTGGCACTTTGAGTTTCAAGCCAGATACTGTGATTGCACTGCCCAAGCCCAACTGGACAAAGGTGGTCATCGGCACCCAAGTGATTGACAACGCTTGGTACACCGGCACCCTGGCTACTGAGAAAACGGTCTTTGGCGGCTTCATCTACCAGACCATCGGGGCCATCATGCCCACCGACATGTCCGGGTATGTCAAGGTCACTTACCGCACCAGCGCTGCTGGCAACACCAACACCGAGGTGTTTCCGGTGAAGCTTGCGGTCGATCTGACGCAAAGCTCAAGTGAGCCCATTGTGGGCGGGTCGTGCAGCTTCACACTGGGTGGTACACGTTTTATTGATCGTCAGGGCTCGCTGATTACCAACATCGATCCGGCGACCGGTTCAGGGTTGACCTCGGGCAGCATCAACTACTCGACCGGCATGGCAAGTCTGACCGTGCTGCCAGTGGGTGCGACGAATTCGGGGGTAATCACCAGCATGGTGACCAGTCAGAGTCCGATGCCGGTGACTGACGTGCAATTCAGAACCAGCACGGCACCCATTCGTCCGTCCAGTCTGGCGGTGCAGTTTGTGCTGGCTGACGACGACGCTCAGGTCTCGCACATCGTCACATCGGATGCCAACGGCAAGATTGAGTCGGCCAACGTCACAGGCAAGGTGGACTATGAGACCGGCATTGTGTCGCTGGCCTTTGGCAAATGGGAGTTAGCCGCTGGCAATGAGACCAAGTCCTGGTATGACGCGTCCAAAATCATCGGTGGGCATATCTTTGTGGCTTCCGCCGTCATGGCCGACTCCATTCGTTATGCAGCCGTGGCCTACAGCTATCTGCCACTGGATGCCAATATCCTCGGCATTGACCCGGTACGCTTGCCCAGCGACGGGCGCGTGCCGATCTTTCGGCCGGGCGGTTTTGCGGTGGTGGGCAATACCCAATCCATCACGGCGACTGTCGCCAACGGTCAGACCATCAACTGCGCACGCGTGCGTTTGAGTAGGGTTCGGGTGGTCGGGTTTGATGGCAATGTCATCAACGCCGGTTACTCAGTTGATTTGGAAGCCGGAATGGTGACCTTCACAGCGGTGGCTGGTTACAGCCAGCCCGTGCGAATAGAGCACCGGGTGGAAGACATGGCGGTGGTCAGTGATGTGCAGATCAGTGGCGAGTTGACCTTCACGCGGCCACTGACGCATGACTATCCCGTCACCAGTCCACCCAGCAGCTTTGTCTCGAGCGCGTTGGTCGCTGGCGACCTCAAAGCACGGGTGTCTGTGCTGTTCGATCAGGCGACCTGGAACGGCACCACCTGGCTTGACGGTGTCAGCGGCACGGCGGCCACGGGTACGTTCAACGACGTGCTGGCACCGATTGTGGTGACCAACAAGGGCGCAGTCAGTGAACGCTGGGCACTGGTGTTCACCAACACCACGAGTTTTAACGTCATTGGTGAGCACGTCGGGGTCATTGCCATTGGCAGCACCAACACCGATTTGAGCCCCAACAACCCTGCTACCAACACACCGTACTTCAAGGTTCCTGCATTGGGCTGGGGCATCGGCTGGGCGGCGGGAAACATGCTGCGCTTTAACACCGTCGGTGCAATGACACCGGTGTGGGTGGTGCGAACCATCCAGCAAGGACCCAACACAGGCATCCAGCACTCCTTCACTTTGCTGTCGCGTGGCGATGTGGATCGCCCCTGAACCCGAATTTTTTCAATAACGTTTAAGGACTGATTTTCATGACACTGCCCGTCAAATACTACGCCAACACCATGCAAGGTGCCCCTCAACTGACCAACGACTGGGGCTGCATGACGGCGCTGCTTGATGCGGTGCTGGTCACTGGTTTCAACCTCAAAACCATCGAAACGCTGACCAGCGTCGCCGGTGTCGCCACAGCCAGCATTCCCGCAGGGCATTTGTACTGGGTGGGTCAGGTCTTGACCATTTCTGGCGCAGACCAGAACGAGTACAACGGCGAGGTGCGTGTGGTGGCTGTGACGACCAGCACCTTCACCTACGCCATCACTGGCACGCCTGTGAGCCCGGCCACTGGAGCGAGCATCACCTCCAAGGTGGCACCCCTGGGCTGGGAGATTGCGTTTACCGCCACCAACAAGCGCGCTTACCGCAGCAGAAATGTCCTCTCCAATCGTCCCTACCTGCGGGTGGACGACGGTTGTGATCCTGCCTACACCACCACTTACGCCAAAAAGGCTAAGGTGACCATGGCCCAAGGCATGAGTGATATTGACACTTTCGTCGGTGCCCGGGCTCCATTTGACAGCGCTTACCCCACACGAAACGAAATCGCGACCGGTTCCGGTGCCGGTGTGTATGACGGTTGGTACAAGTGGTACTACGCCAGGTCAGATGGCAACGCCTACGACCACTACGGCGCGTCCGTTTTCAACCGCCCGTGGACTTTGGTGGGTGATGATCGTGGCTTTTACATCTTCAATGACACCTGGAGTTCGGGCGGCTTGGGCGGCAAGTGCTTCACCGACTTCGAGAGTTACCGCAGTGCCGACGGTTTCAACACCTTGCTGTGCGCGCAGGAGGCCTATAACTATGCGTCCATACCGAACAGCAGTTTTGATGGCGAAGGCTATCAATCCTCCGACTGGCGCTCACGATTTCCGCGAACCCTGGACGGCACAGGCAAGATTCTGATGCGCAGCTATCTGCAAATCGGCAACAACGTCAGTGCTTCGTTCACCAGCCTGAACACCAACAACGGCCAAACCACCTCAGGTTACAGCACGGGCATCAGTTGGCCCAATGGGCCGGACTACAGCATGATCCTGCACCCGACCTTGCTGCGTGAAAGCTCCCACTTGCGCGGCAGGATGCCAGGCATGTTCTGGGTGCATAACGACAGCCCTAGTTTCAACCACCTAGACACCATCTCGGGCGTGGCGGGTTACCCAGGGCGCACTTTTCTACTGCTCAAAGTCGCGCATGGTGTCAGCAGTGGCAATTACACCGCGACACTGGCCTATGACATCACCGGGCCCTGGTGGTAAGCCATGAACTGGTGGACAAGTGCTCCGGGGTTGACCCCGATTATTGCGTATGACTCCTCACATTTCGAGTCGAACTCGGTTTTGACCGATTTGACAGGTGGCGGTAACCATGCGGACATGGCGGGCCAGTCAGCCAGTCTGGTGGTGGTAGGAACCAACCCCATTCAATCCATCACCTGCGTCAAAGGGGTGGGTGCTGGCTGGATCTACCAACGGGTGACTCGTCCGACTTCTGGCGTGCTGATGGCGCTGGTGAGTCACGTCAATCCACGGGTGATGCTGTTTTCTGATTACGGGGTGGCTGGCAACTTCCATGCACTGCTGATTGAGACAGATGTCACGACACTGAGCCCACATGGGCAAATTCGCTGCGAAGGCTCGGCAAACTCGGTCGGACTGCCCACAGGGGCAGCGGTCAAGTTCGTCGCCATCGCTTTTGATGCCAGTGGCTACCAGTATTACTGCAACGGAACTTGGGTGGGAGCGAAGTTCTCCGTGCCACTGAGCTTGCTCTCCAGTGTTGGCTCCAATTGGCCCTCATCCTGGGGCATGTATGCAAATTTATCGGCACTGGGCATGTTCGACGGAGTTGCCAGCCTGACCGATCTGCAAGACCTGGAAGCTCAGGTTCGCCTGGCTGTGGTGGGGCCACCTGTGGTTTTTCATGGGTACGGCACTGACCTGAGTCGGGTGAACACCATTCCAACGGTCAATCTGGCAACACAAGGTCTGGGTGACAACACTGGGCGCATCAACACCGCACCAATGCAGGCGCTCGATGGACTGGGAGTTCGCAATAAAGCGCTGGTTCCGATCTTGGGCCACCACGACATCTACTTCGGTGGTGTCGGCCAGGTGGTGGGCACCGTCAAAAACACACCAGCCACACCAGTGCGGCGGCGTGTTCTGCTGATCGAGGAATCCACTCGTGCCGTTATCCGTGAGACATGGAGCGAAGCGGCTACCGGTGCATATTCGTTTGGCAGGGTTTCCACGTACACCACCTACACCGTGGTGAGCTACGACCACACGCAAGCTTTTCGGGCGGTGGTGGCTGATCGGGTGGTGCCTGAGTTGATGACGGAGCAGTCGCCATGACGCTGGCCATTTCTCCTGCGCACAAGCTGGCGCGGCTAACCGGAACACTGACGTTTGCGGATGCTGGCCCGCAAAACAGCCGCATTCGACTGTACGCAACGACCCAGCCAGCAACCGGCGGTGATCCAGGTGGTGGGCTGCTGGTGGAGATCCTGCTGGCCAAGCCGTGCGGTGAGATAAATGCCAGCGTGCTGGCACTCAAGCAGTCAGAGCCTTCGGGTGACCTGATTCTGGAGACTGGCACTGCGCTTTGGGCACGCTGGATCAATGGGCGGGATGAAGTGGTGGCCGATGGTTCGGTGTCGGACGCTGCTGGTACCGGAGATTTCAAACTCTCGGGCACCAGTGGCACGGTGCTTTACGCCGGTGCGCGTGCGCTGTTGGGGCAATGCACTTTGACTTGATGTTCTTTGATTTGTGAGGGTTCACGCGGTGCCAGAAAACTTGGTCTTTGCTGGTACACCGCTCCTTGACGCGCTGGATCTGGTGTTTGGTGAGGGTGTTGCTGATTCGAACGCCAAAATCACCGATCTGGTGTTTGCCCAGCCGCCCAGGGTGCATCCGACCCGCTTTGTGTTTGGTGACAGTGACACCAGCACGCACCCGGACTCATTGCTCGAAGTCTCAGGTGCGCTGCCAGAGCTGGTCACCCAATTGCGACTGGTCATTGGTGTGCCGGTGGCGTGGCAAGCGGTATTGCCTGATCTGGTCGGTACGGTCGCTGTGAAGTACCAGAGCCAGACGCAACGGCCGATGGTGGCGCAGGTGCAGACCTGGTCGCAGGTGTCGCTGGTCAATGAGTCCGGCCTGACCCAACCACAGCAGCACGCCCAAGCGACCAATGCTGGCGCGACGGATCAAGCGCATAACGCTGCCTCGATCCGCCAGGGCGTGAGCCCGAGTTATGTTGAGGCAATTCGTTCCAGCCGAGAAGTTGGATCGCAGTTTCAGGATGGATGCGCGACGCGGTCACGCCTGCATGCCAATTGGTCGGACGGGCTGGCTGATCGACGAGTGAACAGCACCAGTCCCTTCCAGGAAGGCCACCGTGGGCCAACCGTTCGCGCCGTGGGCCGTTTTCAGGACGGGTTGCATGACAGGCGCGCATGGCTCGAGAACTTTTGGGCTGGTGCGATCCCTCGCAACAAGGGGTACACGGGCCATGCTGGCGCTGCCGTTCCACTGAAGAGGTTTCTGCCATCGGCCTTTCAGGAGGCTTGGGTACCGCGACCCGGTGTGCATTTGATCCCGGCGACCCCACCCATTAAGCCGACGTGCTGGGGCACAGCCTTGCTGTTTGCCTGTCCGCCACTGGCGGCACCCATGCTGATGTTTGGGGCTCGTCAGTGTGAATTTCCTTCAACCCCGCCAATCGGCGTTGTGACCGTAGCGGTCAGAAAGGTGTACTTTGTGATCAACGATGTCAGTCTGCGCCGGGCATCCAACGGGGTGGAGGTGCCGGTCAACAGTTTGTCCCTGTCTCTTGATGCGTCCTCCTGGGCTTGGGGATTTGATGCCGTGTTACCGCACAGTGCGCAAAGTCTGATCGAGCCAAACGGCGCTGGCGTGGTGGAACTGCTGGCCACAGTCAACGGCACCACTTATGCAGTCCTTGCTGAAAACATCAGCCGTGAACGCAGCTTTGGGCAAACCAGCATTCGTTTGACCGGTCGCGGCAAGAATGCCGTGCTGGCAGCACCCTATGCGCCGGTGATGACGTTCACCAACTCACAGGCGCGAACGGCACGCCAGTTGATGGACGATGTGCTGACCATCAATGGTGCCTCCATGGGCTGGAGCGTGGACTGGGGACTAACCGACTGGAACGTACCAGCCGGGGTGTTTTCGCACCAAGGGACATGGATTGAGTCCTTGAGTGTCATTGCTGGGGCAGCCGGTGGTTATCTGCTGCCACACCCCAGAGACCAGACGATTCGCGTGCGACACCGATTTCCAGTCGCGCCCTGGGAATGGGCCACTGTGACCCCCAACTTTGTTCTGCCAGTCGATGTCGTGGAAAAGGAATCCCTGCGCTGGCTGGAAAAGCCGTCCTACAACCGGGTGTTTATCTCAGGCCAGGAAGCCGGAGTGCTGGCGCAGGTGACCCGGGCGGGCACCGCTGGCGATTCTCTGGCACCGATGGTGGTGGATGCCCTGATTTCTGAGGCTGCTGTTGCCCGCCAGCGCGGATTGGCAGTTTTGAGTGACACCGGTCGGCAGATTGAGGTCAGTTTGAATATGCCGGTGCTGGCTGAGACCGGAATCATTGAGCCCGGTGCCTTTGTCCAGTACCGAGATGGCGGTATTGACCGCATCGGACTGGTGCGATCCACCCAAGTGCAGGCCGGGTTTCCAGAGGTCTGGCAAACCTTGGGAGTGCAGACCTATGCATAACGTTTACGAGCAGTTCAGGCAATTGCTGTCTGACCCACCGCTACAGGTCGGCACCGTGTCAGAAATTGGCACCGGTGTTGTCACCGTCCAGTTGCCGGGTGGTGGCACCGTCAAGGCCAGGGGCAGCGCAAGCATGGGAGCGCGCGTTTTTGTGCGCGATGGCGTTCTGGAAGCCGTTGCACCCAATCTGAGTCTGGAAATCATTGAAATCTGACCCCGACAGAAAACAATTTTTAACCTGAAGCCCGCTTCGATGTGCATCACGCGCATCTGGCGGGTTTCGCATTTTTGGAGTATGAAAAATGGAAGCGAATCAAACTGAACGACGCAAGATGGTGACGATGCCGCACGACGACTTTGAGCAGATGCTTGAGCGTGCGGCTGAGAGGGGTGCGCGTCACGCCCTGCATGAGGTGGGTCTCGATGGTGAGGACGCGGCCCACGACATCCGCGAACTGCGCAATCTGCTCGATGCCTTCAATGAAGCCAAGAAGACTGCTGGCCTGACCATCATCAAGATGGTGGTCACCGGGCTGGTGATGGCAATCCTGACCGGCACTCTGATCAAACTCAAACTGTTCGGAGGTGCCCAATGATCGAAACACTTCTGGGTGGATTGTTGGGTGGGGCCTTTCGACTGGCTCCTGAATTTCTGAAATGGCTGGACCGCAAGGGCGAGCGAGGCCACGAACTGGCGATGCAGGACAAGGCGTTGGAATTTGAGAAGATTCGTGGTGCGCAGCGCATGGCTGAAATCGGCTCACAAGCTGACGCGGCATGGAACACGGGTGCAATCGAGGCACTGCGTGACGCTGTACGCACCCAGGGCGAGAAAACAGGTGTCTGGTGGGCTGATGCCTTGTCATCAAGCGTGCGGCCAATCATCACCTACTGGCTGATGGCGTTGTACTGTGCGGCCAAGACGGTGGCGTTCGTTGCGGCCCTGAACGCTGGGGCTGGCTGGGGTGCTGCCGTGCTGGCCGCTTGGTCGGAGGCAGATCAGGCGCTTTGGGCTGGTGTGCTGAACTTCTGGTTCCTTGGCCGAGTGTTTGATCGAGGTCGGTCGTGATTGGCGCACCCCAAGCAGCCGTGGACTTGGCCAAGCGGTTTGAGGGGTTCCATCGGGTGGCAAGGGCTGATCCCTTGCTCGCACATCCTTACATCTGTCCGGCCGGGTACTGGACTATTGGATATGGCCACCTCTGCGACCCCAAACACCCGCTGATCACCGAAGGTGAGGCAGAGGTTTATCTGGCGAGCGATCTGCAAACGGCACTAGCTGCGACGCTGCGCTACTGCCCGGTGCTGGTCACCGAGCCCGAAGAGCGGCTCGCGGCCATCGTGGATTTCACGTTCAACCTTGGGGCTGGGCGGCTGCAGACGTCTACGCTGCGGCGGCGAGTCACCCAACGGGACTGGATCGCGGCTAGTCAGGAACTGCGCAGGTGGATCTACGGCGGCGGGAAAGTTCTACCGGGACTTGTCACTCGCCGGGAAGCAGAGGCCACTTTGCTGATTCGCAACACCTGAACCAGAAATGTCCGGAACAGCTTGGCTTCATCCCCGAACAGCGCGTTCATGTCATCCACGCCAACAAGGAGCATTAGCCATGAGCAACCGATTCAAGCGCGCCGTCATCGACGACGTGACCTCGCGCAACATCGACGACGTCTTGGAGGCGAGCCTGCTGGATTTATTCGAATCCGCCATGAAAACGGTCGCGACGACGCTTGTGCGCGAAGCGAAATTTGACATTAGTGATTTCGCCTCTGCCAAAGAGAGAGGCTGCGAGGGTTTTGCATTACTCGTGAGCCGGGCCCGCGCCGACTCACGCAATGAATGGTTTGGCGCGTTTCAGCGGGGCGAGCAACGCCTTGATGTCATCGGCCATCTCGAGTAGTCTTCCTCAGTCGGTCGCCTCGGGCACATCCCAATCGGCCAGCCTTGCTTCGCCGGTTTGGTAGAACTGCTTCACCAGCTTCACGTAATCGAGAAAATCCCGGTTTTCCGTTGCCAGCCGGTTGGCCATGTCCCAATCAATCTCGTCTCGTTCGCGGGCAGGAATCAACACCTGACTGTCTGCCGGGTTGTCGGCATCCAGTTTAATCAGGCCGATGCCGTGAGCCGCAAACAGCATCCGCAATTCCTTGAGCGTATCCTGGCCCTCGATCTCCGCTGCGACCAGATAGCCGAAATTGGCCCATGACGAGTTGGATACCGCCTGGAAGTAGCATTCACGCACGTTCGACCGGTTGATCAGCAACTTCGCCTCGAACGACCACAGCTTGGTGCGTTTGTCGGAGTACTGATTCACGCAGTCCCGAACCTCCTGGTGCCATTCAGCGCCCAAATCCTCCATCCCGACTACGTCCGGGTACAGCCAACGGTTTCCGTTTGGCCCTCGCTTGTTGGATGAGCGCTTCTCGTCGATTCGCTTCGAATAGACCCCGAACTCTTCCCACAGATACAGCGAGAGCAGCGGGTACATCGCGTGTTCCCCGAGCTTGGCATCGCTACTGTCTGCCATAGGAGCGGCAACCACGCCCTCAGCCGCCGCAACTTCGGCGACGTCAGATTTCTCCGAGTGGTAATACTTGCGTGGCCGACCCTCGGTGGTCTTCAACTCTGGGTGACGTTTCTGCAAGCGCGGGCGCTGCGAGCTGATTTCCGCGACAAGCTGCTGCACCAGCTCAGCGTCCGTGCTCACGTACTGGCTGCTCTGCTTCTTCGCTTGGCATTCATCAGGGAACGTGACGAAGATCCATTCGGCAATCTGCCGCGCAGTCAGCTTCTCATCAGGCCGCTCCTTCAAGTAACCAAGTACGGCCTTCGCCAGATTTAATGCCATAGAAATTCCCCTCAGAGCCTGAACAACTTCTTGATCTCGTTCTCAGCCGTTACCGGCAACTCATCCTTCTCGTACTGCCTGACTTTGGCTACGATATTCTTTGCACGCGTGATCTCGTTATTCACCCGCTGTGAGTACGACGTGCTGGTATTGAGGTTTTCGATGACCGCAAGGAAGTAGTCCTTCTGATTTGCCAGGAACCAAAAGCTCAGGCCGCAGACCCATTTCTCCATCTCGTAGGATTGAAACGGGAATCCAGCGGTTGCATTCCAGTACTTGAACAGACGTACGGTGGGCTTGATCAGCGATTTGTGTTCCTTGTTTTTTGCATCAAGGGTCGCGTTGAAATCGTTCGGGTTCGTGGTCATCCAGCCACCCGCCCCGTTGGGAATCTGAAGCTCTCCAAGCCACGTTTTCGTCGCGGGCACCAAGTCGAACTTGATGTGGTTCAGTTCGAGAACGATGGTCGGGTTGGACTGGTAGATCTCCGATGAGCCATACCGCTTTTCAACGAAGGCTTTCAATCGATTCAGGTAAGTCTGCGGGGTGGCGCTGCCATCGCTGAAGACCACCATGTAGTCAATGTCGGACTGCTCATCCATCGAGCGAGGCAGAATCGTGCCCCGCGTCGACGAACCAAATCGGAAATGCTGCGTTATTGCACTGCTGTCGAAGTGCAGCGCCATCCGGGATTGAAGCGTTGTGATCGAGGTCGTAATGGATGACTGCTCGGTTGCAGAAAGCACAGCACTGCTGGCCGTGTTCGTCAGAAAACTCAATACAGACAT